AAGCTATCGCTTCTTTCCAGGCATCATCCATCATACCCACTATTTCTGTCCATTCATCAACTGCTTCTTTAATTTTTCTATTTTAATTTGTTCTTTTTTAGATAAGTAAGTAATGTAATCATTTACTAATTTACCAATCATAGCTGCTGGGTTGCGGTATTTTTTTTCACACAATCCTTTTAATAATTTAAAATCTTCAACTCGTATTGCTACTGTTCTCCATTTAGTAGTGTCCATAATAATCTCCTATAAAGTTAATAATAGTAAATACAACCAAACGATTGTATTAGCTCCAAAAATAGTTATTAAAAGTATTTTTGCCATGTCTTATTAAATATGTGATATTACAAAATAAGTCAAGTTATATTATATTGTTTCACCAAAATTGTCACCTATCGCCACATCCACTTTCATCGGAACTAAAAACTCTACACAGTTCTCCATAGTTTCTTTTATAATCTCAATGTCTTTTTTATCTTTAATACTAAAACACAATTCATCGTGAACCTGTAATAGTGGCAAGTGACCCAAGGTTGCACAATCCAACATTGCTTTCTTTGTAGAGTCTGCACTTGTTCCTTGTATCAATCTATTTAATGCCTTATATGTGTAAGCTCGTTTAATGTTTTTAGCACCATACTTTGCACTAGCATTTTCAAATTTTTCTGCTTGATGTATTCCAAAGTCTTTTGGTTCAAATAAATCAAAACGACATTTCCTTCCTAACTTAGTTCGTATTACTCCTTCGTTTTGTGCTTTATCCATGCACTTATCGGATAGCATTTTTAAAAATGGTGCTTTGCGATTATACTTATCAATAAGAGAACTTGCTTCATCAAAAGTTAAACCTAGCATGTTAGCTAATTTATTTTTGCCCATACCATACATTAAACCTAATGAAATACTTTTAGCACTCTTCCTATCAATACCACATAAGTCTGCAACTGATTGGTGAAAGTCTCCATCACCGCTTTCATATGCTTTAGCTATTTCTTTTGCACCATCGAAGTCTAAAGCTAAACTATAATGGATTGCCACTTTGGGTTCTTGTTGACTATAATCGAATCCCACAAACTTCTCACCTTCTTCTGGTAAAAACAATCCTCGTATCAAACTACCAAACTCTTTGTTTCTTGCTGGTAATTGTTGTAAGTTTGGATTACTCATAGATAATCGACCACTTACTGTGCCACCATTGTTTCCTCGTAGTTGGTTTATCTCTGCATGTATTCGACCCTTGTGTGTGTATTTTAAAATACTGTTAATAAAAGTATTATGAAATTTATTAAGCTCTCTTGCTTGTACAATTAATTTTGAAATATCGTTAACATCATCGTTTAACCATTGTTGCGTGAAACTTGGTTCTTTAGTCTTTAATGTTTTAGGATATTCAATACCTAGTGTATCGTAAGCTATGGCGATACTTCTTGCTGCCCATATGTCTACATCTTTACCAACTAACTTTTTTATATTTTGTAATGTAGTTTTTTCTCTTTGTTTAAAATCTATTTTTAATTTTTCTGCACCATCAGTATCTACTCGTATACCTCGACTTCTCATTTCAATTAAGTGTGGTAACAAATCTCGTTCCAATTCCCAAATAGTTGTTAAGTTTTGTTTTACTATTTCATGTTTAAATCTTTGCCATAAGTTATAAGTAAGTTTGCTATCTTGTTCAGCATAATGTCCAACATGCTCAGAGGGTAATTTCCACATTTCATTCTTTGGGTCAACACCATACAGTTGAGCAGACTCTCGTAATCCTTGTTCCGCTTTTATCTCACCAAGATATTCTTTCGCTAATGCGTTTAAAGAATAACTAAATCTGTTTTCATCGATTAAGCAACCAGCAATCATTGTGTCTACAATCTCACCTTCTACTTTTATTCCATACGATTGTAACCATCCAACATCATAAGATGCGTTGTGAAAGATTTTACGACAAGGTAATGCACAAACATCTTTCATGTATCGTAGGACTTGTTCCTTGATAAGATTACCACCACCTAAATGTCCAAATGGATAATAAAAGCTACCATGTTTCGAGGTCACTGCAAAACCAATAATCTCACCTTTACCTAATGCCCAACCAGCTCCTAACCCATTGTTAATACCATCGTCTCTTGTTTCTAAATCTATCGCTACCTCATCACAATCTGATAAATCCACATACTCTGTAGGTGGTGACCACATGTTGGTTTGTTGTAATGGAAAAACTAATTGTAAACCGCTACTCATGTTTTCTCTTTATTATTTTCATAGCCTCTTCTTCTGTTTTGTTTACCACTATTTGTAGTAATAAATTAGTAGCTACAAAAGGGTCTGGACAATGTTTAAAAGTTATCTCACAAAGATAAAACCCTAAAACTTTTATTATGTTATGTGGTGATACTTCTAACTCTATGTTCTTCATAGCTTTAATTATTGCTTTTCTAACAATAAGCATCTCATCTAATTCTTTTTTATTCTCTTCATTTTTTTTATTATCAAATAAAAAAACTAATTTGTTGTCATCTTTATTCATAATCTCTCTCTATTATCATTTCACAATAATGAATTGCTTTTAGTATGTCAGATTTTTTTCCTTTGCTTTTGTGTCTACAAATGTATTTAATGACATTGCCTTCAGCAAAACCTAATTCGTTTTTATTAATAAACTGTGAAGGTTGTATCTTAAATTCTTTATAGTGTTCACTGCCCTTTTCCCAGACACTCATTTTTTTTCTCCTGTATATGTTTTTTTCTTACGATAGTATTTGTCTCTTCTACTGATTTTAAAGTAAAACCATTTTTAAGCAAATCAAATAATTTACATTCTACTTCAAACTTACTTGGTCTGGTTTTAAATTCCATTTTATAATTAATTTGATATTTACCCATTATATTACTCCTGCATTATGTAAACCAATTATGGTACTAATAATCGTGTAAGCTATTATGTATGTCATTTACTCCTCCTGTAAAATTTCACTTATAAAAAACTCTGTATCTATTATATCATAAGTGTCTTTTGTTTTTAATCTTTCCATTTTACTTTTTACTTCTTCTTCACTTCTTCCCATTGCTTGTCTTTTGTAATAAATAATTTTTTTTGCATACACTGCATACTTTTTATTCTTTCTTGTCATCTTCTCTTTTACCCCAATACACTAAATGAAAAGCACCACAACTTGGACAAGATAAATTTGTCACTATCTCATGTTCCTCATCATCTTCGCAATCATGGTCTCCACCCCATATTAATTTTGTTTCACAGTTGTAACATTTCATTTTTTTTTCTCCCTTAAATAGGTAAGATAGTTTTCTCCGATTGGATAATTATATTTATGGTCAGTGCTTAATATGTGCAATCTTTTTTTAGCTCTAGTTACTGCAACATAAAAAACTTTTCGTTCTTCACTTTTTTCAAAAGGTGTTTTGTTTTGAAAAGAGGCTATCCAATTAGTGCGACTATATACTAATACATTTTCACTTTGTCCACCTTTGACAGAATGAATAGTATCAATAATTATCTGTGGTTCGTTATCTAAAGTTTTCTGACCATATCGTTGTAACAGTCTTACAAAGTATGTAACTTGTGGTGGATGAAAATTTCTTTTCAATATTTCGTACCAAGGTTTAGTAGCACTATCGTCATTTAAATTTAAGCCACACCAATCAATCAATCCATCAAAGTCATACTCTTGAGTATCTGATAAACTAATCCAAAATTTTACAGAACGAAAAGAACTGTCTTTTATTTCACGAATATATTTCATCATGTTTTCTGCTTCGTGTTTCGTGATGCTTTTACCATTAGCAATTTTAGTCCAACTCTTAATCGCATCCCATTGCTTTTGGTCAAAAGATTTATTACCTCGATTGTCCGCAAAATATAAACCAGCATCTTTAGCCATCATCCGTAATTCATTTACTGTAGAATTAACTCTACCTAAGATGTACCAAGTTCCTTCTAAATGTAATGGTATCTCTCTAAAATTTAAATATCGTTTTACATAACTATCTTTGTCAGATGGATAATATTCTTTGTCTAAGCTGTCGATAATACCTCTACGAATAATTTGTGAGAAGTCATAGATAGCTTGTCCAAATCTTTTTGTTTGTCGTAGCACAACTTTTCTACCAGAAAAATAGTGTGTAAAATATTTTGAGTCTGCTCCACTCCAAGAATAAATAGATTGGTCATCATCACCAGCTATGTAAATGCGGTCTATATTATCTACCATTTTATAAATCAATGACCATTGTAGTGGAGTGAAGTCTTGAGCTTCATCTAATATTAATAATTTTAATTTAGGAAAATCTACCTCATCGATAGCTCGTTCTATCATGTCAGTAAAATCTATGAAGCTATCTTTTTTGTAGTGTTGATAGGTTGATATTTTTCTTAAATATATTTCTAAGGAATCTTTTTTATATGTTTCTTTTTTATAAGTTAACACTGGGTCTTGCATCGTGTTTCGTGCTTTGTCATACACCCCTAGTGACCAATCTTTATATATAAAGCCATCGTCAGCTAAACGATTATCTGATGTTTTAATAATTTTACTTTGTAATGCAAAATCTATCATACAGTTTTTTGGGTCAAATATTTCTTCTTCAAAATATCTACGACAATATTTATGTAGTGTTTTAAATCTTTCAAAATCTTTAATACTAAAATTAGGAAAAGTATTGATAGCTCTATCCACTGCTTCATTGACCGCTTTGTTTGTAAAACTTATGTAAGCAATATCATTAGGATGCACACCCTTTGCTAAATATCTTTTTAAGATGCGTTCAATTAAAGTATAAGTCTTTCCAGTACCTGGTGGTCCGAAAATCTTTATAGTTTTTTTATGTATCTCTTTTTGTTTCTGTAGTCCTAAACTCATTTTCTATTTCTCACATTACAAAATAGAGTAGCTTTTTCTTGTTTAATTTTAAAAATAAATCTCCATATGGGTTTAATTTTTCTACAAGATAATAAACTTGCTAATTTCCAATCTCTTAGTGCATAATCTGTAACTCTACCAGTTACATCTCCTACTGTAGGTCTATAACTACCCCAAAAATTTATAAAATGTTGCTCAGTTATTCCATTAATATTTTGTACTCCTAAAATAGGAAATGTAAAAATTAACAATCCGTCATCTTTTATCATTTCAATTATCATTGGAAAAAATTTAGAAGGATAACCATAACCATCTATGTCAATTACATCATATACTTTTTTCTGACTTCTTAATTTATAAATGTATTCAAAACTGTCTCCAGTTATCTCTTTTGTTAAAGGAGTAACATTACCTAACTTTTCATAAAAATTAGTTAAATTACCTTGACCAGCAAAAACCTCCAATATATCTCCATAGATAAAATTTTTAAATTCTTTAAGTTGATTTACTTTTTCTAAAGGATGGTGATGACTATTAGAATTAATTTTTTGTAAATGTCTTAAATTTTTATGTTTTAAACTTGTCATGATACTCTTCGTCTAATTCTGTTACTTTCTCTTTTGGTTTTTGTTTAATAATTTCGTGACTAATAAATTCTGGTAATGTTACATGCCAGATATTTTTTTCTCCTTCATGATAATCTTTTCTTCTACATCCTAACAAACGCAACGCATCTGTAGTAGTATTAAATATTCGTGCTGCATTTTTCTTGATAAATTTATCCAAAGTTATTTTTTTAAAATAACAAGTGTTGGTGTTCGTATCTAATACGACATAGCCATCTTTTAATCTTTCATAATTATCTTGTTCAATGTGACTTTCAAAAAACTTTTTTAATGTATTATATTTTTCTTCTTCTACTGTATCTTCAAATTTATGTTGTGAATCTTCTACTGACCTTTCGACAATACCTTTCATTAATAATTCAAATGGTGAAGGACCTTTTTTACTTTTTGGTAATGTCATCCAAAAAATTCTGTATCGTAATAATCTGGTGCGAAAAGTTTTTTCATCTTTCATATCCTCTGGTTGTATCGTGACTCGTTGTCCTTGATAACTAAACTCATAGTAAATAGTTTTTGTATCTCGTATAAAAGTTATGTCTGAAAAATCTTCTATCACCTCTGGTGTAGCTTCACCAATTCCTAACCTTCTTTGTTTACATAATTCTTTATTACATATCGGTGCATACTCTGGATGCTTTGGCGGACACTGATAATCGTAACTACTTTTGTGTACACTCTTTGTTAGTTGTGTCACTTCGTTTCGTGGTAATGGATTATGAAATATTTGTGTGTTTCTACTTTGTGCAATCTCTTCTAAAGTTTGCATGGTGTTAGCATTATTTTTTTTCATTTCTAATACCAACACATTAAATAAATAATTGTTTCGATTGTTACCTGTCCATTGCTCTTGTATTAATTTTTGCACACATGGTGGAAAATGTTTCCAAGACTTTTCTGGTTCATATTCTTTTATCTGTAATTTAAAAAACTCCTCTGGTGATAATGTTTTTTCTTTTGCTATCTGTATAAACTTTTGCACTAACACTGGATTGTTATTATCATTGTATGCAAACTCCATACTACTATCCATATTTTGATAAGGCATATTTAATGCTTTATTACATGGAAATATTTCTTGAGCTAAAAAATATTTATTATTTATTACTGATAATTTATCCGCTACTTTATTTGCATCTACCCATTCATTTAAAAAAACAAAAATATGTAGACCACCAGATTTAGATTTCACTGGCACTAGCGGTAATTTAAAATCTCTTATTATATCCACATATTTTTTCTGTGAATAATTTTTATAAGAGCTAGGGTCTATGTCTATACATCCCCACCGACACTTACCATCTTTTTCTGGTCGAACACCTATACGAACTTTTCCGTCTAAGTGAGCCTTCCAATCTCTTTTGGTTATGGATTTATTTACAGTAGTGTAAGTTGTTACTTTCTTACCTCTCTCATCAAGCCTACCATCTGTGGTAGACTTGATAAAAGAGTCAGAGCTACCTTTAAATAACTCCGACAATTCCTCATGCATTAGAATGGAGTATCGTCTGAATTACTTTGTTGTTTCTTAGTAGGTTTTTCTTCTACTGTCTTTTCAACATTTTCAGACTCAAAATCCACCTTTCCAAATATGTCAGATTGTCTAGCTGCTTCATAAAATTCTTTAGTAGCTTGTAATGTATCATTGTCTTTTGTTACATCCAAAGTTTCTACATATTCAATAACCCATCCATACCAAGAGTTTTGTGAATTAGACTCTTTGGTCGTGGATAGTTTATAAACAGTCGCCCAACTTGGCATAACAAATCTTCCTTTTGACCCACTACCCATTCTTGATTTCATCATGCTATTCCACACTTTAGATTTTTTCTTCTGTGTAGATTTCATGACAATAAGAACAGATTCTATTGGTTCAAATTTATCATTTAAAATATATGCAAAGTGATTACCAGAATCTTCAATGTAATTACCTTGACCTTCACCTTCCATAATTCTGTCTTTTCCATCATCACCTCTTTGTGTTCTGTTCATTACATTTGGGTCTGTATGGATGGCTATGGGTCTACCAGGTGAGTCTCCTCTGTCTGCCCATTCATTGTAAGAATTTTTGTAGTAACAAGGTACAACATAAATCCCATCTTTACCTTTATACAATGAACCAGTGACCTCATTATATATATCACCTTGTCTTGCTTTCTCAATAAACTTACCATCGCTTTCATCCAACACTGGACTATTAGCATATAGTATTTTTAAGATAGGAAGTTTTTGGTCTTTGGCAGTAATGTCCTCTGTGCCTTGGTCGGCAAACTCCTCTAAATTTATTTTGGTTGGTAAATTTTTTTTCTTGGTTGCTATTTCTTTTTGCATGTTAACTCCTTATTATTTTAGTTTTGTTTGATTGATAAATTGAAAATACATCCATAGGAACTGCTTCGTTTTTAACTAAGATTAAATCTTTCATCATGGCAGTTAAAGTGTTTGTATTTACCTTTTCGTCTCGACTAACTGCAAGTCCTTTAGATTTTAAATCTTCAAAAATATCGTTAGCTTGGTTGTCTTCACTACGACTAAAGTTTACAGATAATTGATTCTTGATAATATCTTCAAACCCATTATCTCGTAACCATGCAAAAGCCTTTTCTTGATTCGCTTTTGTAATAGATGCTTTGATAAAAGGTTTCACTTGAACTGTAGTACCATCAGTGGTCTTAATCTCAGTCACTCCACTTTCATGTAATAAATTAGGTATTACTTCCTCAGATAATTTTCGTTCTTGTTCTTTCAAATCTTTTAATGATTCTTCAGTCTTTTTAATTTTATCTTGAAGTAATATTAATGAATCACACTGAGTAGCAATGTCCGAGATACTGTCTGTACTGAGCTCTGAAATCTTCTTTGCTTCTTCTTCTAAATTCATAAATAACTCCTTTCAGTATTTTTTTGTTTTACAAAATAAAACAGGTTAAGTCAAATAAAAAAATAAATAGGTGAAATACCTAAAGAAAATATAACTTATGATAATAGGATATAATAAATATATTGTGATAGTATTTGACATTAATAATAAAATATTATATAAATGATTCGTGAGGCATTTTCCTCACAATAAAACAAAGGAAAAAACGATGAAGAAATATAAAGCAAAACAAACAAGAAAAGAAATCATTAACAAAGCTGCTGACAGATTAAAGCAACTATTAAAAACTGAAGGCAAGAATTGGAAAAAAGGTTGGTCATCTAAAATAGCTGAACTACAACTTCCTATAAAAATATCTGATGGTAAAACTTATAATGGTTTTAACATTATCAATCTAGCATTAGAAGCTCAAGAGTATGGTTACGAAAGTAATTTATGGGGTACTTCTAAAGCATGGAAAGACAAAGGACACTATATTAAAAAAGGTGAAAGTGCTCATCATGTTTTTTTTACTAAACAAATAGAAGTTGATGACAAAGAATTTGGTATTATAACAGACGATGGTAAAACTAAATTTGCAAAGAAAAAGATTTGGTTCTTTACTGCACATCCAGTTTTTAATGCTAGTCAAATACAAGACTATGTGATTGAGAAAAAGACTGAAGAAGTAAAAGTATCTAAAGTTGATATATTAAAAGATGTTGAAAAGTATGTAGCAAACACAAAAGCAAAAATAACTTTTGGTGGTAGTAGAGCTTTTTATTCTCCTAAAGGAGATTTTATTAAACTTCCTAATGTCGAAGATTTTCATGACACAGAATCTTATTACGGAACATTACTGCATGAATTAGTTCATTGGACAGGCAGTGACAAAAGATTAAATAGAGATTTCTCTGGTAGGTTTGGAGATAATGCTTATGCTATAGAAGAGTTGGTAGCAGAATCTGGTTCAGCAATATTAAGTGCATTACTTGGTATTTCACCAACAGTAAGAAGTGACCATGCTCAATATATTAATGGTTGGATTGAACAACTTGAAAATAAACCAGAGCAAGTTTTACAAGCAATCACAAAGTCTACTCAAGCAATCGACTTCTTGGATGGATTACAAAAGAAGGGAGAAAAAAAGAAGGTGGCTTAATGCCACTTTCTTGGAGGTGATATTATGATAGACATGGAAACAATAATAAAAAATTACGGATATATTATTCGTAATCCTAGACAAACAAAATTCATGGATAGACAGTTTGGCAAACATGCATTTTTAAATAAAAATAAACATCCTTATAAACAAGTAGTAAATGACCTAAACATGGATTTTATTAATTCTAAAAAAATTTTAGTGACTAAAAATTTAAAAGATGAATTAGATTTAGGTAAAATGGATATTAATATATTGAAAGAAGATTTTTTGCCATATTACAATAATCAAATATTACTGATACAAGGTTCATCAGGGTTGAATGATGATTCTTATGTGGGTTTTTGGATTAGAGATAAAAAAACGCACTATGTAATATCTACATTTTATTATATTAAAAATGGTGAAAAAGCACCTTATAAGGGTGATATAATTGAAGGCAATGGATTGATAAACACTATTGCTGATTGGGGAATATCTAAAACAAAAAATTTATGGCTTAATCATTGGCAAAAAAGTAGCACAACACATGGAGATAATATGAAATTACTACACTCTTGGTTTAAGGAGAAAAATATGATTGATTTTTATTTATCTTACACAAAACCATTTCAACATTGGTCATTAAAAAATCCTGTTGATAATCCTCAAGTAAGAGAAATTGATTTTCAATTAGCTGATGAAATTTTAACACCTACTAGGCTACTTTATTTTACACACACTTTAAATAATTTAACTAAAAGACAAGAATGTGTTGAAATAGAACCAGAGGAAAGATTAGCTGATTTACGAAATAAAAAACCCATAGCTTATCAATACAAAATATTAGATATTAATAAATCTAGTAATGACAATAATTTTATTTACAAAAGAAGTGTAAACAAAAATAGGTTTCACGATGTTAGAGGTTTTTATAGACATTACAAGTCAGGTAAAAAAGTATGGATTAAAAATCATACCAGAGGTACAAAAGAATTAGGAGTGATAGAAAAAGATTATGTCGCATAATTATAAAACACAACCTATGGAGCATCAAAGAGATGCTTTGAAAAAAGGAGCAACACAACGAGTTTTTGGTTTGTTCATGGAGCAAGGAACTGGCAAGACGAAAGTTATTATCGACAATGCAGTATACTTATATGACACCAACAATATTGATACTGTGTTTGTGATTGCTCCTAATAGTGTTTATACAAATTGGGAAGAAGAGATAGATAAACATGCTAGTTCTAAAAATTATATTTTCATGCATAAGATACATAAAACTTTTGCACCTAGACCAGACTGTCTAACATGGTATTTAATGAATGTAGAGGCATTTAGTCATAAGTCTGGATATGAGACTGCATACGAATTAATAAAGTTTTACGGATTGAAAACTATGATAGTAGTTGATGAAAGCACTACTATAAAAAATAGAACCGCAAAGAGAAGTAAAAACTTATCGAAACTTTCTAAAGGATGTAGATACAAAAGAATACTTACAGGAACACCAATAACTAAATCACCTTTGGATTTATGGAGTCAGATAGGATTTTTAGATGAAGAAATATTAGGTTTTAAATCGTATTATTCTTTTCGAGCTCGGTACTGTGTTATGCATAGTAAACCAGTATCTGGAAATAGAAAAATAGAATACCCATTGTATTTTATAAACTTAGATGACCTAGAACAAAAGATGCAATCTTTTACCTATCGATGTTTAAAAAAAGATTGTTTAGATTTACCACCACAAGTATGGCAGAGAAGAAATATATTTTTATCTAACCAACAACGAAACACATATGAAATTTTAAAAGAACAAGCAAGAGTAATAATACAAGATAAACAAGCATCGATTACAAACAAGTTAACAGAAATATCTAAGCTGCAACAAGTTTGTTCTGGGTTCGTGTATAGTGACGATGGCAAGTTGGTTGAACTAGACAATGCTAAGTTAAGAGAGCTACTAAATATCTTAGATGAGATAGATGGTAAAGTTATTATATGGTCTACTTTTCGATACTCTATAGAACTGATAGCAAAAGAGATAGCT